ACGCCGGACCCAATGCGTTCGGGCCAACCTATGGCACACACCGCGAAGCGTTGGAGTTGTCTGCCGCCGAATATGTCCACCTCAACGAGCGCATGCGGTACAACGAGTGGCAAGAAGTGTTCTTTGCGACCGCGTGTGACCAGAAGAGCGTAGACATTATCGAAGAGACGATTTGTCCGCCGTTATACAAGATTGCAAGCAGAGACTTGGACAACCTTCCGCTGCTTCGATACGTCTCTCGATTTAAGAAACCAATAATCCTCTCGACTGGCATGGCTCGCAACGACGCGGAGATATGGGCGGCCATTGAGATTGTCCGCGATGCTGGCTGTGGCGTAGTGCTGCTGGTGTGTACCAGCGAATATCCGACACCGAACAACCACGTGCGTCTATGGCGACTAGAAGAATACCGACGCACGTTTGGTGTTCTTGTTGGCCTTTCTGATCACACACCAGGAATCACGGCGGGAATCGTTGGTGCAGCACTCGGCGCGTGCATTGTAGAAAAGCATCTGACGCTATCGCGTTCGATGAAAGGGACCGACCACGCGGCAAGTCTTGAACCAGATGGAATGCGTAGGATGGTTGCAAAGATACGCGAGGTCGAAGAGATGATGCGGCGCGATGATGGAGGATTCGTTGACGTAACGCCGGCGAGAGAAAAACTTGGGCGGTCGCTTGTGTCGGCTAGGCCAATTACCAAAGGTGCTGTGATTGGGTGGCCTGACCTAACGTTAAAATCACCTGGAAATGGCATTGCCTATGCAAACGCAGCCCTATTGCTTGGTAAGGCAGCGAGGCAAGATATTCCGGCAGATGTGACGTTGAGTGAATGCGACGTAGCCGATTATTGCGATCCGCGATGGAAGGGTTATGGAAACATGACAGTGGCTCAGATGGAACAAATCGCTGAGCATGAAGAAAGGATACAAGCAAGTGACCGACTTCTTACATGACGCACAAGATCGCACCGAGTCGTGGCAACGCCGACACTCTCCAGAAGCCATCCTGCAACTTGGAGTCTGGCGGTGGAAAGGCATCCAAAAGCACGCCGGCACGATCCTGGACTTGATCTGTGGAAAGCGAGTCATTGACTTCGGCGGCTCGGACGGGCCGCTTAGGTTCGGCTCAATCATCGTTGACCAGAAGTCTGAATACAAGACTCTCTGTGATGTGCCTGGCGATGTGGACGTGATTTTCACCAGCCACACATTGGAGCATCTGGACGACGTGGAAGGTTGGTTGCGGCAGGCGCGCGAGCGAGTGAATGCGAATGGAGTTCTTGTAATCCACATTCCGGCATGGACATGCGAACGGTGGAGAGCGGATCAATACGACAACCCAATGCAGCCGAACAGACATAGGCACACGTTTTGCCTTGCGCGTGACGCCATTCCTGGATACTGTGCGATTGATAAGTTGCTTGCCGAGTCCGATTGGAACGTAGCAGCCGACTACTGTGGAGACGACAGCATTTTTTTGATTGCGAGAAAACAGTGATGATTGCAGTGCTGCGCGATGTACTGTGGATTGGTTCTATATCGGCAATTGCCACTGGGCTTTGGTGGATTTGTCCGGCTGCTTCTTTAATCGGAACCGGGGGAATTATTTTGGCAATCCTGGTCTTGCCCCGGAGATAAGCGATGATTGACAGACTGTTCGGCGTCGAGCATCGAAGTAACAGCGGCCTTATCGTGACGGGGGCTGGTGTCGATCAGGATTCGACGCTCAAGCGAGTCTTCGGCTCGTGGGGGAAAACCATAGCAGGCGTTACTGTCAACGAAGAAACCTGCATGGGGCTGTCCGCTTTCTACGCCGGAGTCAGGCTGCTTAGTTCGACGCCTGCCGCGTTGCCTCTGTGCGTTTATGAGAGAACCAATGACGACGGAGATAAAAAGCCAGCCAGAGACATTCCAGAGTATCGCGTCCTGCACGACAGACCCAACCCAGTGCTGACTCCGATTCAGTTCCGTGAAATTGGACAGATGTTCATTTTATTGTGGAAACGTGCGCTTTCGTTCATTGAGCGCGACGGTGTAGGTCGGCTGGTCGCGCTATGGCCGATGCACACGAACGAAGTACGTTTAGGATGGCGCAACGGAAGGCGAGTGTATGACATCTCGCGCGTGCGCGACAACGATCTGTTTCCAACACCGCCGACCACAAAGACGCTCCTGTGGGATAGCGAGGTTCTCGATATACCGTCGTTTGACGGCAAAAGCATCGTAGACAGGGCCCGTGAGCAACTCGGCGAGGCGTTGGCCGCCCAGTCGTTTGGAGCCGGCTTCTACGGTGGAGGCGCACAGCCGTATCTGGCATTGCTCCCCAAAAAGCACTTACTTCCTGAGGCCGTTGAGAAGTTGCGAGAAAATTGGAATCAGGCGCACGGTGGCGCAAAGCGCGGAATTGCAATTCTTCCACAAGAAGAGTTCGACATTAAAACAATTGACATGCCGCTAAAGGACGCGCAGTTCCTGGAGTCAAGACAGTTTTACGTCACTGAGGTTGCGCGGTGGTTCGGAATCCCGCCACACAAACTGTACGACCTCACGCGATCGACAAACAACAATATCGAAGAGCAGCAACTTGAGTGGTACGAGGACTTGATTCCGCACCTAACGAGGTGGGAGCAAGAGCTTAATTTCAAGCTGTTCACGGAATCAGACCGCAAACGGTTCTTTGTTGCGCACACGATTGAGAACCTATTGCGAGGAAATATCGACAAGCGGTATGCAGCGCATGCCGTCGCATTGCAATGGGGATTCAAGACACGCAATGAAGTCCGCAGGCAAGAAAACCTGAACAGCATGGGCGAAGATGGCGACGTGTTCATGGCACCGAACAACATGGTTCCTGCCGACCAGTTAGGGCAGTTGCAGGGTGGAGGTGTTGGCGGAACACCAATTGTCGGAAAGGCCGACGCATCGACGCCAAGCCAAACTGGCGCGGACGCCAAGTCCAACGCGGCGATGCTTTCTGCGCAGCCGATTCAGACTGCGACCGACTTGGTTCTGAACGGCGCACAGATCACGGCGGCAACGGCCATTGTAACAGCAGTAGCTACTGGCGCGATCCCACGCGATGCGGGTATCGGCCAACTCACGATTCTGTTTAACCTCAATCCTGAACAGGCTGAGTCGATTATGGGTAGCGCCGGAACATCGACGCCGACGACACCGAATCCAAATCCCGCAGCAGACACAAAACCAGCGAGCAACACGCCGCAAGACGACAAACAGAAGGATGCAGCACGCTCGGCATTCGCATCAGCAGTAGCCCGCATGATCCACAAGGAGGTGTCTGAGATACGTTCCGCTGCGAAAGAACCGTCGAAGTTTCTGCGATGGCTTGATAAATTCTATGGTAATTGGCCAATCAAATTGAACGCCGGCTTGACACCAGCAATTGAAGCGTGCCGCGCGTTAGGTGTATCGCTTACGCTTACAGGCGCTGTGGAAGGTCATTGCGAGCGTAGTCGTTCGGCACTACTTGAGCTTGCTGGCAAGGCGAATGCGTCCGATCTAGCTGAAGGAATCGACAGGGAGATGGAGGTCTGGCAATCGGAATTGCCGGATAGGTTAGTTACGAGGATTTTCCAGGAGTCTATAAAATGACGGAAGATACGACAATTCGTTGCTTCAAGCTAAACAACATTCGCTTCGACGACAGCGACGGAAAGAAGCGATTAACTGGACTTGCGGTCCCGTACAACGCCCCGAGTGAAGACCTGGGTGGGTTTCGTGAGATTTTCAAGCCCGGCGCGTTCAAGGAGTCGGTCGCCGGGACTGACGACATCTTTGCCGATGTCGAACACGACCGGACAAGAAAGATTGGTAGGCGGTCCGCCGGAACGCTGGAACTGAAAGAAACCCGTGATGGGCTTACAGCCACGATCACACCGCCGGACACCACTGTAGGTCGTGATACGATTGAAGAGGTTCGCAACGGGCTTCTGGACGGCATGTCGATTTCGTTTGCCAACGCTGAAGACAGCTACAAGGGAAAGGGAGACACGATCGTCCGGGAAATCAACAAGGCATCGTTGCGGGCTGTGACGTTGACCAGTTTTCCGGCCTATAAGCAGACGGCTGGAACAGTGGCCGAACGCTCGCTTGCCGAGTATCGCTCTGCTATTGATGCGGAAGAGGCCAAGGCCGCAGAAGAACAGAGAATGAAGCAAGCCGCCGATGCGGAAGCCGCCGAGAAGGCCGCTGCCAAAGCTGAAGCCGATCGACAGGAGGCCATGCGGATCGCTATGGCCGCAATCAACAGGGCGGAAGCGAGTCTGTGAATTGATTTCAATCACCGCACCAACTGACGGCTTACGGCGTGGCTTGGCCGATGCTGCCTCTGCAATGGCGAAGTTTTCGGCTTCAATGCCGACGGCCAGGCAACTTGATGTCTTGACGGCAATTAAGAAGGCTATCGCGTCGAACGGATTCTGCCCGTCAATCGCGGAGATCGCAAATGCCACCGCAATGTCAGCATCATCAGTTCGCAAGAAACTTACTGCACTTGAGCGGTTAGGACTGATTACGCGAGAGGTTGGTGTCTACCGCTCCATTCAGGTGAGCGCAAAAGCGCACCGTTGCAAGGTAACAAATCCATGATAGTATAGGATCAATTCAACTCCCAAAGGCAGTGCCGGCGGGCTCTGTGCAAACGGTCGCAGTGCGGGCGTTTCACGCGGTATCACAATACCGAGTGAGAACGCCCGTTTTCGTTTCGGCCGCCTCTCCTCGGTGAATAAGACACACATTACGAGGAGAGCCATAATGGCCTTTTTTGACACACGGGAACTGCGAGAGAAGCGGCATAAGATGCTGCTTTCCGCTAGGGAGATTCTCGACAAGGCTGATGCCGAAAAGCGCAGTCTGTCCGCCGAAGAGCAGGCGAACGAAAAGAAAGCGATGGACGACGCCAACGAGCTACGTTCGCAGATCGAGTCGCACGAGCACCGAAACGACGTTGAGCGAGAACTCGCTGCCGCCGAGATGACCACAGAAGGCGACGGCAAGAGTAAGGCGCAAGACAAGTCTAAGGCGACCGAAGACCGTGTGATGTCCCGCGAATGGGAGAAACCGGAGTACCGATCTGCCTGGGCAAAGGCCATGACGACCGGCGGAATGCTGACGCCGGAGGAGCACCGAGCCTTGTCGGCCGGCACAGCGACCGAGGGCGGCTATCTCTACGCCCCCGAGTTGTTCGTTTCCGAACTGCTCAAGAACGTGACCGACGCTACAGTCGTCCGTAGCATTGCCAGGGTATTTCCACCGATTGCAGGCTACGACAGCCTTGGCGCTCCTGTTCTGACTGACCGCATGGCCGACGCCGAGTGGACAAGCGAACTCGGTACTCCGTCCGCAGATTCCACTCTTGCATTTGGAAAGCGGGCCTTGCGTCCGAACCCGCTTGCCAAGGAAATCTTGGTTTCCAAGGTCTTGCTCCGAAAGACGGCGATGGCCGAGCAAATCGTCAGGGAGGAACTTGCTCGCGTTGTCGCCGAAGCCGAGGAACACGCCTACATGACAGGCACTGGGGCACAGCAACCGCTCGGCGTCTTTACGGCCTCAAACGACGGCATCGCATCGAGCCGCGACGTGTCCACTGGCAACTCCGCGACGGCCCCGACGTTCGACGGTCTTAAGGCGGCGAAGTACGAACTGAAGTCCGCCTACTGGCAACGCGCTCAGTGGATCATGCACCGTGACGTGATGGAGGTGATTGCTAAGATCAAGGACGGCAATGGGCGATACATGCTCCAGGACAGCGTTGTTCAGGGCGACCCCGACAGGCTGCTTGGATTCCCCGTCAGGCTTTCTGAGTTCGCGCCGAACACGCTGACCGCAAGCCAGTACGTCGGCATTCTCGGCGACTTCCAGAACTACTGGATCGTCGATTCCATCGACGTGGAAGTCCTTCGGTTGGAAGAGCTTTATGCTCGAAACAACAAGGACTGCTTCCTCACTCGCATGATGACTGACGGTGCTCCGGTTCGTTCCGAGGCATTCGTCCGTGTCAAACTCGGAACCTAACAGGCAACAAGAAAGGAAATCGAGACCATGAACCTTAGCAAAAGCGTAAAGAACACGCTTGTTAGCGGCTACCTGTCCTCGACCGGGGCCGTCACACACTACAGCGCACAGATTGATATGTGCGGCTTCGACGGCTTGCAACTCAAGGGCGTCCTTGGCACAACCGCTGGAAGCAGCGGGACTGCCGCCTTGTCTCTGGTTGGCACAAACACCAGCACGGCGTCGAGCACCGACTACTCGTCAATCACCGGCGCATCAGTGACGATCACGGCCACGACGGCTGGGACGACCGGAAAGTTTGTTTTGCTGGACTGCCCGAAGCCTCGGTATCGCTATCTCAAGGCGAAGCTGACACGCGTCGGGAAGGTCCGCTGGCAGGGCACGTTTGCTGAGCAGTACAGCCCAGCGACAGAGCCTGTCACGCAATCGACGACGACGATCAAGACGGCAGCCGTACTGACCGTCTACCAAACGACGTAGCGTACCGTGTCCAATGCGACTACTAGCCGCCAGGTCTAGCCATGGGCCTGGCGGCTAGGCAACCAACGGAGTCTATAAAATGGCAGATGCAACTTATCAGCCAGCCGTCTATCGCAAGCAGGGCGGCAACGAGCAGGTTATCGCTAGCGGCGGAACACTGACTGTCGAATCAGGCGGTGCTTTCACTGTCGATTCCGGCGGGACCGTGACGAACGCGGGAACGCTCGCCAATACCTCGGCGATTGCCAATACAGGCACGATCACCAACAGCAGCGACGGCCAGATTCGTGATACCGTGACGGCTAAGTCAACGGCACAGACCCTGGACAACTATGGCGTCAGCTTGATCGGTTCGACAAGCGCTGGTGCTCTGGCGTACAAGATCAAAAAGCCGTCGGCGGCCGGCCAGCACAAGTATCTCACGGTGCGCAAGTCCACTGCCGGCGGTCTGACGATCGTATCTGCGACGGGAACCAACGCTTGTTCCTTCAACTACGCAAAATCGAAGATCACGGTGAAGACGGCAACGCAGGGGCTATCGTTGCATCTGCTCGCTGCTAGTTCGACGACGTGGTCGATCGTCGGATACAGCACGGCGGCTGCCACATACACCTGCACCTAGCGCGAATGGAGGTGCAGCATGTATCCACAGACGTTTGATGTCTCGATCACAACAAGTACGGCAGGGACTGCCACCGGATACGCTCCAGTAGCACACGGTCGCGTCTTGTCGCTCCAGTACGGTTCGACGACGCTCAGTTCCACTGGGTCCATTGCTTATAGCAACGAAGTCACTGGACAGGTCTTCTTGACGAAGGCACCAGCCGCAAGCACGCCGACCTATTACCCACGTCCGTCAGTCTGTACGTCAACAGGCGGCACAGTGAAGTATTCGACAGGATCGGCGACCGTGGATTACTTCTACGTCGCCGGCCACCGCGTCAAGATCGCCGCTACCGGTTGTGGTAGCGAGAAATCGGCTACGTTTCGGGTAACTGTAGGCTGAACGAAAGAACTCTCGCATGAAAGGAAGTGTATTCGATGGCCGGGTCGATCGAATCAATCAAAAACGATCCTCGTAAGAAAATCGCCATTGTCGGAAAGGCTCCGAGTTCGCTTGGGCTAGCCCCCTACAATGACGAGTCTTGGCAAATCTGGACGCTTTCCGATCTGGTTTTGTGCAAGCAGTCACCAAGGTTTGACGTGCAATTCGAGTTGCACACTACGGACCTTCTCGGTGGCCCACGAAAGCCTTATCTCGACTGGCTCGCATCGGTCGCCGACAAGCCTGTAATTGTCCGCGAAGCAAACGGCGACATACCGCTCGGTATTCCGTATCCAAAGGATGAGATTGTCGCCAAGTACGGCGGCTACTTCACCAACACAGTCTCGTGGATGATCGCGCTGGCCATAGAGATGCAGCCAGATGAAATCGGCATCTGGGGCGTTGATATGGCAGCCATAGGCCCTGAAGCCGAGTATGGCCATCAGCGTCCGTCATGCGAGTACTTCCTTGGCGTTGCGGTCGGCCGTGGAATCAAGGTGTTTACACCGCCACAGTGCGACCTTCTGAAGTGTGCCGGGCTCTATGGATTCGACGCGCGGCAGAGCGATATGTTTGCGAAGTGGAAGGCTCGTTGTTCTGAATTGTCTGGCCGCGTCAATAAGGCATCCGAGGACCGCGACGCGATTGAGCGAAACATCGCTTACACGAAGGGGGCGATCGAGTATTGCCAAGATGAGGCAAAGAAAGCGGAGTTGCTTGCTGGTGTGAAACAGGCGGAAGAACAGTTGAACACGATAGCATCTACTCAATTAGCGCTCCAGGGCGCTCTTGAGGATTCACGCGACTACTGGGGCCAATGGGTGCAGCGCGGGTGAATTATGAGCGAGCTACAACTAGTCACGGCACCGACGACGACTCCAGTCTCTTTGGTCGAGGCGTTTGCGCATCTGCGAGAAACGGAAGACGCAAATACAGATGACATAGCCGGAAAACTGAATGCGTCCATCGACTACTGCCAACGCCGAGTTGTCGGTGGCCGTCAGTTCTGTTCGGCAACTTACGACCTGCGATTGCAAGACTTCCCATCGGATGGCAGAGATTGCCGGATAGCGATTCCGCGACCGCCTCTCAACAAGATCACCTGGATCAAGTATTACGATACGGCTGGCGTATTGCAGACGTTCGGGAGCACATTGGGCAGCACGGCAAGCACTGATTACTACATCACAATGGCTTCGCAAGACATGCCTGGCTATGTAGTGCCAGCCTACAGCAAGACATGGCCGTCAACGCGGGACCGGCCGGACGCCGTGACAGTTCGCTTCATCGCCGGATCAACGGATGTAGCGACGATACCAGACACCTCCAAGGCTGCGGTCCTGCTGAAACTCGAACACCTTTACGATCCAGAGCGAGTCGATGAGGCCCAGCAGATGCGAGCGATAGACGATCTACTGCAATGCACACACACAGGCTTTTATGGATAACTCATGCTAATCCCACTGACAATCCTTGTTCGTGAGTCTGCGTCTGATCCTCCCGTGGAAAAGCACATCGGCTTGCACCCAGACGCAATTGCACGAGTGGAGGATGGCACAGACGAAGGAACGATACACCTGTGGGCCGACGGAAGCGAAAAGCCTTACGTACTCGCCGGAACGGTACTGGAGTTCGTCGAGTACGTGAATAGCTTTTACATGGACGACGAATCGGAACAAGAAGAGAGCGAGACATGCGATGCAGTTCCTACCGACAACGTGTGACGCTGCAAGGGGCGTGCGCCTCGACTGCGAACACATACGGCGAGTCAACAGCGACATGGAGCGATGTCGTCAGGGACATTCCCGCCGAAATACAAACGCTTGGAGTAACCGAGGGCCAGAAAGGCGAGATTGTGAAGGGTGAGGCGACTATCCAAGTAAAGATGAGATACCGTAGCGGAATCACGCAATTGCAGCGATTCAAGTGTGGAGCGAGGTATCTGTACATTCAAGAGGTCGCTTCGGATGTTCGGAATCGGGAGTTGACATGCACTTGCCGAGAGACGCTGACGTGACGCCATGAAGATTCTAAACAACGGAAAACTCACTGCTAACATAACAGGCGTTGACGCCTTGCTTCGCACTCTTAATAGCCTTCCGCTGAATGTGTCTGGAAAACTCGTAAAGCCGGCAATGGCGGAGGCCGGCCGCCTCTTGTCGCAACGCGCCAGGTGGAACGCCTACAAAGTCCTTCAAGGGTCCGAGAAGCGAGGCTATAGGCGAACCGAAGGACAACACCTCTACGAGACGGCGGGCGCACGAACAAAGACATACAGAAAGGGCGAGACCTTCTATGTTGCCGTTGGCTACAACTACAGCAAGGGCGGTTATCATGCGCACCTCGTCGAACTCGGACATCGCATTGTTCGCGGTGGAACGCTTGAACGCACCGGAAAGCTGCCTGGACTGACGGCCGCCGGCAAGCGATGGCTGAAACAACATGGGTTGGTTCAAGGAAACTACAAGGTTCCATCGGCAGGACGGAAAGGCAAGAAGCTCAAGACGCTTCGGGGTGCGTGGCGATACCAAGGCGCGCGGGCATGGAACAAATACGGATTGACGCCAGGAAAGGTGTATCAGTTCGGTGTCGGAGCGTTCGGGCGGCGAATCCGCGGCGGCGGAAAGGTCGTTGTCAACAAAAACGGAAATGCAGTTGTGACGCGGAAGTTTCCAATGCTCAAGCCTGCATTCGAGGAAATGAAACGCCCGATGCTGATTGCGATTGAAAATGAGCTACGAAAGATCGGACCAGAAGCGGAGCGGCTTGCAAAGAGCAACGGACGATGAGCGCGCCAGAAGAAATCTTTGTTGCACGAGTAAAGGCGATTGCAGGCGTGGCCGCGCTGATTGCCGGCCGTGTGTATCCTGTTGTGCCACCGGAAGGCGTTACGCTCCCATGTGTGACGTATGAGGCAAGCGACAATCCAGTCAACTCCGCGCGCGGAGCCACGGGCACGCACGAAACGCGAATCACGGCAACGCTGATGGCTAGCACCTACACGGATGTGAAAACGCTGGCCGCTGCCTTGGTTGGGGACGAAAGCGAAACACAAACGCCAACCGGCCTATCTGGTTGGTCCGACGCCGACGGCAATGTCTGGCATCTGGACAACCAACGCGACGAACCAGGCGGCATCATAGCCGGCCAAGACGTGCGAGAGTATCACGGCGTCGTCCAAGAATATGTTGTTTGGAATTGAAATAAGCGGCTAGGCCGATCCCCGAAAAGGACGTGACCCGGCGTCCCTGCCGCTTTATTTTGTTTGGGAACTCGCACGCGGGTAGTGCGCGAGGCAAGTTATGGCCAACAAAGGGTTCAACGGAACCACAGTTACGTTTCCTTCCACGTCGGCGTCCATCGGATCATTGCGGGGCGTTTCCTATTCGGAATCCGCTCCCGAGGTCAACTTGACTGATTCCAACGATACAGTGCAAACGCATACGACAGGGATTCCAAAGAAGGAACTGACTCTCGATCTAGTCGGCGGCTCTACGATCACCGCCGGTTCAACCGGCTCGTTGGAAGTCAAGTGGTTTGACGGCACAACGACTTCGCTCGGCAATGTCGCTGTCGTCTCGAAAGACACCAAGGGTCAGATGGACGGCGAAATCACTAGTTCGCTCAAGGTCACAAAAGCATCTTCATAGGAATCACAATGCTTACAAGAGAACAACTAAGGACCGCGATTCGCGGACCGATTGCTACAGTTCCAGTGCCAGAACTTGGCGGAGACGTTGGGATACGCCGTCTCTCGGCGACCGACTTAATCCACATCCGATCTATTGCGGCACGCGCCCCAGCCAATGTCAGTGACGATGACAATCTGAACGTCTTGTGCGAGGTCTTGGCGATGGGCCTTACGTGCGACGATCAGGGCACGCCGGCATTCTCGCCAGAAGAACTGCGCGCGTGGGATGGGACGCAGTTGCCGCTGATGGAACGTTTGGTCGAAGCGATCCAGCACCACAATGGAATCGGCCAGGCCGCTGAAGAGGAACTGCGAAAAAACTCCGAGAGCGGGAAGACCTCCGTTTCCACCTGAGTCTTGCCCGCGAACTTGGTTATCCATCACGGCGCGCCATGTACGAAGACATGACGGCGCAAGACCTAGTGGAGTGGGAATCGCTCTATGCGGTTTCGCCATGGGGCGAGGATAGGGCCGAGATGTTGCATGGTCTGCTTTGCAGTGTGATTGACGCCTGCCATAGGACGAAGGGAACGCCAGAACCGCCGATTGCTTACATGCCGTATCGGAGGGCACTTGATGGTGGCGCGCCGATGCAGAGCGAAGATGAAATGAAGAACATTCTTGAGTCAGTTGCGCAATCTTGGGGGGCAGTATGAGCAATGTAGTCGGCTCGCTTGTCGTTAATCTTGCAGCGCATACGACGGAGTTTACCAGCGGCCTTAAAAAGGCTACCGATGCAACTCGCCAGATGTCGCGTGAAGCCTTGGCGATGGAGATTTTCCGTGGTCAATCCGGGCAGGCAACTAGCATTAAGGATGTAGCCGATTCGTTTAGGTCGGCGTCTGACGAGGCAGGTTCGGCTATTGCCCCGTTAAGCAACGTCCATCGGCTGCTACAAAATATCGCCAAGGTTGGTGTTGGCGGCAGGGCATTCAGGCTGGCCACCAATTTCGGCGCGGCAGCAACAGAAGTAACCGGCATCAGCGGCGCAATGCTCGGCGTAGGCGCTGCCGCTGGCGCAGCGACACTTCTTTCTAAACGCTTTGGAGATGAGATTCTTGCGACACGTCGAGAGGCCGTATTGACCGGCAAGGCATTTGCCGATCTTGCATCCGAGAAAGGGATGACGACATTTTCCGAAGCGGCGACATACGGCCTCGAATCGGTTTCCGTAATGGCGGAGAGTGTTTGGAAAGGCATCAAGCGAGTCACAGGCGAGGTGCTCGGATGGCTATCCCTTCCGTTTGCTGCTGTCCGTCAGACGATTGAAAGCATAGCCGGAGTCAATCTGGGAACGCAGTCACAGCAGTTACAGAGACAGCAACAGCAGGAAGCCGAATACTCAAAAAAGTTTAGTTCTGCCCTCAAGGAAGTTGACGGTATCTTTGCGAGCATCAATGACAAGGCTGGGTCTCTTGGAAAAACAGAACTGCAACTTGTCCTTGAGAAAGCGGAGAAGGTCCGTAAGGCTATGGGCGGCGTTGCATTTGACAACGCATTTGGCGCAAAGGCCGAAGAACTCAAGAAGAACTACGAACTCATTCAGGGTTCTAATGCACAAGACGCATTGAAGGATGCGCGAAAGGCGTTGTCGTCAATTGGTCGAGACGTGACCCCGGAACAGCAAATTCTCGATGGTCTGAGTGAAAGCCTTACGAAATTAGGCGTCGGCGGACAAAAGGCTCAGGAGATTATGGCCCAGGCTAATGCAGAAGGCATTCTCGCCAAGGAGCGCCGCGAAGGACTTGAGGCCACAAAGAAGGCCGCTCAAGAACAGGAGAATCTCCGCAATAGGCTAAAAGCGCTAACCGAGACGCCTATCAGCCGTTTTGCAGAAGTCGCCAACGATCTAGCCCGTGGTTTTCAAGCTGGCATGATCTCGGCGGAAGCCTATTCAATCGCGCTCGCAAAAGCAAGGCAAACTACTGTCTCATCCTTGATGTCCGATGTCCGGTCAAGTGGTGGCGCGCCGCCAGCCCTTGCCTATGGCTCGCGTGAATTGGCCAACATGATCGCGGATAAGTCGCAAGGCCCATCGTCTGAACTTCAGGAAGCAAAGCGGCAGACGCGAAAGCTGGAACAGATTTATGCCAGGATGCCGGATATAGCTGTAGGTGGCCTATGATTGTCCGCAACGTCGAAGAACCTGGTTCGTTCCGTAAAACAGTCACGGACGATTCTGTAGAGTACGAATATGTACGCACCATCCACGTCAACAGCACGTCGGACAGTGAAAACACGATTGCCAACGCGGTCGCAAAAAAGGGCGACGTGTATTCGCGCAAGGGAGTCGTCAATGCCCATGCCTTGTGCGATACGGTAGAAATCTCGAAAACCGAGCGCCTCGTCTATAGCGCCCGCGTGCATTTCACGCAAAAGACATCATCTACAAACGACGTTCCTACAAAGGACAAAGAACCGGACCCGGTACGATGGCCGACGGAAATCGAATGGCGGCGCAAGGATGTAGAAGTCCATGAACGTGCCGATGCGAAAGGAAAACCATATATAACCCAAGGCCGTCCGCGTGTTCCATTGAACGAGCTACTGAAGGACGCACCGCCAAAACAACTATGTCATGCAATACTTACATTCACGCGGATGCAAGCATCGTATAGCCCTGTTCAGATGATTCGGTATGCAAACAAAGTCAACGGCAGTCCATGGTACTCCTGTCCTAAATACACAGCCAAGTGCCTGATGCCAGAAGCTGTAATGCAGTGGTCCGAGGAAATGGGGAGGTATTACTGGAAGGTTACTTATGTTTTTGAGATCGCGCCAGAGGGTTGGCAAGTTAAGTTGGCAAACTTTGGAAAGAAATGTATCGTTTGGAGCAGTGCGGCGCACAGATACGTCACGACGGACTGCAGAGACGACTTGGGGCAGCCAATGACGGACGGTCAATTTTTAGATGAACTTGGTGGACAATTATCACTCGACCAAATTGGCCAAGGGAAAATCTACTACCTTCCAGAATTCTATCCATACTACACAGCGAACTTCGCCCTACTCGGGCTTCCTTGAAAGGATAATCCATGAGCACATGCGTTTGGAAAGGCGGCGCGCCGGCCGTCGCCAAGGTGATTACTTGCACGATCGGCGGAACGATTGAAACGGACGACATTTTCAAGGCGACCATAGGCGGAAAGACACTCAGCGTCACGGCCGGCAGCGCAACGGCGGGAACCGTTGCAACCACTTTCGCTGCCGCGTGGAACGCACTATCGGCTACGACCTATCCAGAGTTTTCCGAGATCACCGCGGCGGCCACGTCCGGCGGCGCGCTGACATTGACTTCCGACACGGGAGGCGTTGACTTCTCGGTCACGCTTTCGACGACCGAAGCGAATGGCAGCGCAGCAGACGACCAGACGTTCACGCAATCGACAACGATTGCGAACGCCGGGCCAAACGATTGGAGCACGGCGTCCAATTGGTCCGGCGGCGCTGTCCCCGTCAATTCCGATGATGTCGTGTTGGAAAATAGCGACACGCCGGTCTACTACGGCCTCGATCAATCGGCCGTTACGTTGGCGTCACTGACCGTCAAGCAGAGTTTCGTTGACTCCGGCGCGGTTGGCCTTCCGCGCACCAACGCAAACGGCTACGTGGAATATCGAGACACCTATCTGCGGATCGGTGCTACGAAGATCGACATCGGCGGTGGGAGCGGGCTCGGGTCCGGCCGAATCAAGATCGACACCGGAAGCGTTCAGACAACCCTTAACGTGTCCAATTCAGGATCATCCCTAGAGGATGGCATTCCGGCGATTCTGTGGAAAGGCACACACGCAAGCAACGCTGTCAGCGTCACAAAGGGCGACGTTGGTGTTGCCGTGTTCGCTGGCGAGACGGCGACCGTCGCAACGCTGAAGCTCGGATACGTATCGTCGCTTGAAACAGATGCCAATGTTGTGTGCGGCAGCGGCGTGACGCTTGGAACGGTGACAAAGAACGGCGGTCACTTGGAATGCGACACGACAACGGCGGCGATAACCGCGCTAACGCAGACAGATGGCGACACTATTGTTTTCGGATCGACCAACGCCGTCACATCGCTCGTTGCCTACGGTGGGCAAGTGTACTACAACACGTCCGGCACTCTCACGGCAGCCGTTGTCGGCGGCTCGGCGACGCTCGACTTTCGGCAGGATATGCGAGCGAAGACAGTGACGGCCTGTCAACGGTACGCCGGCTCAATAATCTACGATCCGGCCGCCGTCGTGACGTGGACAAACGGAATCGACTATCTTGGATGCGGGCTTGAGAATACCACGTCGGAACTCGGCACGCATCGGACCTGGACGCCATCGGCGATATGATCCGTCTGGACTGAGGCAGCGACATGGCCACAAGCTACGTCCTATCGGAAGATATGTATCGGCGCACGCGGCGCGCCGTATTGGATTCCGAGATCGACACGCGCAAGGCGGCTCCTCTGACGTTCTCGGAAGGCGGACGCGAGCTTCCACGGGCAATTTCGTTCTACAATAAAGCTACGGAGGCGGTTCCGCAATACGCCGTCTTGTCAATTACAGATGCCGAGCGAACGGAGAAGAATCCAACAAACATCCTGACGTGTGAGAAACCTTCAAGCAGTTCCAAGGGGGCCTACGCCGTCAACGGATTCCATGAGGTAGTCAAGAACGGCGGCGCGAACAGCCGGCCGTTTGGTATTTGCCACACCTACGGCAATCAGCTTATCCTCTACACCGGCACGGCCCCTGAGACAGGCGACATGCTTGGCCCGGTCAACGACCAGTGGTACGCGAGCGCCTCGGGAAGCCCGCTCATTTTCAAGGTTCTTGGCGTTGTGGATGAGACGAACAAAATTGCATTGGTTCGCATCGGTTCTTCTGCCTCTCTCACCCCCTTCATCCTCTACGACGACGTAGCCCCGGGCGACACGGACAAGTACGCCTGGCCGGTGAAGGACGACGAGGGCGACCTGGTTGCCGACGAAGAGGCCGACAAGGTCTACCTCCAGAACACGTACCCAGGCAACTTCCGTGGTTACGGCAGCAGCCATTCTGGATTCTCGACTACCACGGCCGCCAAGGTGCTCGTTGCGGACCTGTTCGGGAAAAAGCAGATCGTGGGTGGGAAGGGGCTGGCGAAGATGATTCGCGGCTCCGGGCCTGGCACAACGGTTGCGGCAAGCGCCACGTTCACCCTCACGCTGACGGCGGTCCTTGACGACGGCCATTCGCCTTCGAGCACCGGCAGCCCGACCGGTGGCACATTGACGGTCACCAACTGGGCAACGGCCCTGCCTGCGAGCGCCACGGGCATCGTCTGCTGTGCGGATGGCAGCGGTGGGTATTTTGTCATCGACGCCCCTTGCCCGTGAGGTAGGCCATGGATTGCGTATGGGCCAAGCGAGACGACGGAAAGCTGCAATGCTCGGCCTGCGGTTGGGTCTATCCGCGTGAGCCGAACGCGGACCCGGCTAAGTGGCCGCATAGGAATTGCGGAACTGCAAAGGCTAGCGGCGTACCAGCAACGCCACGGCCTCCTGTCGAGATGACCGACACCCAGCGGGCCGAAGTTATCGACAAGATGCGTGAGAGCATTGTTGTAATGATCGGCGTTGACGTGGCCACGGTAGAACCACGTTTGGCGAAGTGTCAGGCGTGCGAGACGTTGTGCCCCGAGGGTTGCGGCCTTCCGTGCAACTGTTCAGAGCGGTGGCCCAAGTGGCGTGATCGAATCACAAGCGGCGACTGTAAAGAGTTCAAGGTGAACGATGGCGAAGCAACGCGACAACTACAGACGGCGTGACTCCGGGCTGTTCCTGCCGGATGACGAATTGGTCATGCCAGGTAGACAGAGGGCTAGACACGATATTGGGGCACGGAGAGGGATGGGGAGAAGGAAATGTTGCGAACCCAATACCAACACATGCAGTAGGTGTTCTGGTGATGTCCCCAATGCACTATTTATAACAATTACTTCGCTAGAAGGGGAAAATTGTATACCAACGTGTTGCAGTGCCTGCACACAGTTAAACGGCTCGTTCATACTCGACTTTGTTGGTATAGGTCAATGCGGCAACATCTCGGTGTGTAAATGGCAATATGTGTTTGGCACAAGGTTATGTGACGGAGCCATTTTATGGCCATGGGACCGCATAAAGGCCACGATGTCATACGATAGCCAATTGAGCTATCTTTTGGACATAACTGTAATTGACAATGGCTGGTGTGGCGGTGATGCGCAGTCTCCTGAATGGTACAAATCGTTTGCGGAAAAACCAGATTGTTCCGATTGGGACGAACTGGAAGTTCCAGCAATAGATTACATCTGCAACCCTTCCTTAAGTTCCTGTTATATTTCAAGCCTACTATAGGAAAGTGATGCTTTCGCGTGACTCGACGCGGCCGAGCGCGAGTATCGGTACAATGGCACGGGACCGGATTGGGAAACGCTGGCCAAGCAGATCAAGGCCGTGGCGGATGCGGTGGCGGTTGCGGCGGAAGCGGCGAAAGCGACCGAGACGGCAGCAGGCCAGCCGGCGGTATAGACGCGGGGCATCGGATGGAGTGCTGGTCAGCTACTCTCAACTGATGGCGCAACCGTTGGTTTGCCTTTGTGCCATCGGATTCTTGTTTTGCAGTGAGGGCACAAACTTGCTTTCATGCGAATCACTTCCATGCACTCCGGGCAGTGCGGGCGATAATCCAGTAAAGCAGTAATGACCCAGCCGAGCGGACCGAAGAAAAAACCTAGTAGTAACCCTGCATTTTGACAATTACGAGACCTACCGATTAGCAGTCCAACGAGTGGGCAAAGGATCACTAAGGTCAGTACGAATGCCTCCATATTACACCTCCACTTACCATCGCCTTTCGCGCGGACGTTGTTTTGCCTCTTGCGGCCAATGTACCTGCGGAGAGCGCTTTAGTGCCGTGTTGGCCTGGTTCCAAACATATATCTGTTCGTTGAAGGCAAGCGCGTCACGGTTGAATGTGGCTATAGGACTCGCGGAGGCAACTGCAATGAGAGCGTCAGGCATATCGTGCGGATCGACAAGATTGCAGTTAGCATCACGCGGATCGACATTACGATACTTGATCGGTAATTCAATCCAGATGCAATCCGGCGACACCGCAATGAGTTTTCCGCGAATCTGGCTGGCCTTTTCTAGCGCTACAGAGTCGTAGATGATTCCAGGGCCCTTGAATCCCCATACTCGCGATTGTTGACCATAACATCTGACAGCAAGGAGCGCGTCAGCGTGTTCTTTCTGTAATTGCCGCTCCATCGCGGCCTTAGACGATGGTCGTTGACCACGTTCCGCGATCATGTTGGCTAGTTCGCGCGAGCCGTAGGCAAGGGCCGGCGGCGCGCCTTGACTAAATGCACTCGACGCGCAACAGGCGAGCACAAACCAAGCCCCAACGATCGACGCCACGGGCCATCGCTGCCGCGCATCGGTGAACCAGTAGAGCATGGACGAAGCGGCCAGAAGGACAGCAAGTACGATCATTGCGGATGTGAGCATAGGACACCTCCTACCTCATCCTACCTCCACCCCCGCGCCTCCCGCAAGACACCCGATTTAGCGTGTCAATCCACGCTACAGAGCCGCAACAGAGAAGCCACAGAGCAACCCCTAACTATCCCTTGTAGGTTCAGTCGATAATAGATATATTGAGGTCAGTGAAAGGGAAAAAACAATGAAAAAAGAACTGACATTAGAATACTGGATCGAGCGTGCGAAGGCTGATTACGCACGCGATGATTACGAGTCTGACGAAGAGTACGAAGAAGCGATTCAGAACGCTGCGGAGCGCGACTTAGTCGACACAGAAGAGGAAACCGAGGCTGCGGAAAAGGAGCACGTGTGGGACTTGGCAAAAGACCTGCTTTACGACGCCGGCCTTTACTGTTGCGGTCGTTCAGAAAAATCACGAAGCACGTACTTCGGTCGCGGAACAGATTCCGACGGCTGCGAGCGAATCCGCCTATCCGATCACTCCGTAGCCTACGCCTGCTCGGATTGTGCGGTGTGCATCGAAATCGGCGACGGCTCGCCAGACGCCGACGTGATAATTTCCGATCGTGCAGACGACGCGGAAATCGAGCAGGCGATTGCCAAGGCCGTCTCGCTTTTCGAGACGCGATGCCCGGAGGAAAGCGAAGAGGATGATGAGGATTGAACTTTTTCCGGCTTGCTGCCCCGGTCGGCAGCCTTTCAATCAAAAGGTGAACCCATGAAAGAGCGATGCGAATGTGCGATGTGTCGGTCCGTGCGTCCGGCCGATGAAGATGAGCGTCAGATGTCTCCGGAACTCACTCATTTTTTGCGTCTCGCTTCGTCCGGAGCCGGCTGTGGCGCATCGAGCGGCCAGCGAGCCGCCACGAAGTTGGCAGACACACTTTGCGATCTCGTCCCTAGACTCGACGGCAAGGCGATCGACGGCCTCATGGAGTTCGTGCGTATCGCCAAGGACTATCCATCGAGCGCTTGCGACTTATACTGATGCCTCTTAACTCGCTCCTCATCCGCGAACGTCGCCAATCCCTCGGCCTCACCCAGTCCGACGTAGCTGCGTCTCTCGGCCTGCACGTCAACGCCTACGCTCGGCTGGAGCGGGGCGATAGAGCAACGACCGTGCGACGCCTGGAGGCCCTGGCGGCGATCTTGAAGCTCCCGCCGGCCAAGCTGCTCAAGTAGGCTTGGACTCGATCTCACGCCGGCGGCGCTGGCCGGCCCGGTTGTTCGATTGGGGAAGCCTTCGCATTCATCTGCTGCTCTCGGACCTGTTCGGCCGTCCTAATTCCCGGCCCGTGCATCCGCTCCACCTGGTCGCCGTAGGCTCGCTTCAGGAGCGACGGCCATGGCGCCGGCTCTGACGCCTGAAGCTGTCCCTTCCTAGCGTCCAGGAGTCGCATATCATCGCAGAGAGACTGTGGCAGGGGTGCATACTTTGGAGCGGCCTTGTACTGCTGCTCCATCCCGTCAAGCGTGCCGCGGATTGCGGACCATTCGCAAGAGAACCGTTCTGCCTGGCTTTGCCAGTTGCTCAACGGGAACACCAGGGCGGCGCACGTGGCGAGGCCGCCGAAGACGCCAAGACGCCAAGACCACTTCTCGAACTTTTTCTTGGCCGCAAGGGCGATCCCGCCGATTGCCAGCGCGACGACGGCCACGGTTGCGGCCGACTGCGCTGCCCAGTACCACCACGCGATTGTCTGATGGTATTCGACGTTCATGCCGGCCTGGAAAATGTTGTTGTTCAGCCAGAGCCAAAAGTCATCGTGACTCATGCTATTTGCCCTCGTTTAAGGAAACGCTTGTTTGCTGTGGCGCTAAGGTAGGCGTTCCGTCTTGACCTGGTTTCGGCGGTGGTGGAGGAATCGGCCATGGCGAGTCGTAGCAGATGCAACAGCACTCGCAACGTCCATCGCGCCACCACCTTATTCTATCGACAAACGACCAGACCGGCCATTGGCGACACGCAACCGTCGCGGCAAAACGCGGCCGGCATTGGTTCGCCCCTTCCGAATAGTCGCCAATTAGGACTGCGAGACAGAAGACAACCGTACCGATAATCTTGACCATGCTTGCGCCACCCCCGCATGTTGTAGATGGTCACATGGTAAGGGAGTGCCAGTCATTCTGTCAAGCATGAGGCAAATGATAGGCCCTGTCGGCCACCCGATCAATCCTGATTTTCAGGCCAATCGCCTCCCACCTGCCCACTAAAGTCTGCCTCTCCTGTCAAAAAAGCCGCAACGTGTTGGCGGCAGACTACTCTTCCTCGCAATCCATCCTAAGTACAAGTCTGTTGCCGACTTACTGCCACTAGCTCAAAATCTGTTGCCGAAAGGCATCCCGGTTCAAGTCCGGGGGGCGGTACTGGTTACAATAAGGGGGGCTCGTTCCGCCGGCTAACCAAGGAGAGAACCATGTCGAGTGAACAGAAAAAGGAAATCGAGCAATGATAACCGTTCGTGGATATTCAGTATTCGCAGGCGAGGACGGCAACATCGTCATCACGCAACCAATCGAAGGGGCGGACAATTCAGTAATCGCGATCTCGCCCGACCAGCTAGATTCGTTCATTCGTGCTTTGCAGCAGGCAAACCGCGAGTTGGCAGAGGAGCCTTGCGAGTGGTGACGGTCCCGTCTGGATGGCATGTAAAGATCGTGCATCCAGCCCGTGGCGTCATGGCTCGCTTTCGACGGGCGGTCGCTTTCTCACGGCATTCAGAACAAATGACGCATGAGCATGGCATTGAAGAAATCCTTTCGTAAATCTGATCTAGATGAAAACACGATCGTTGGCTGCGCGGGTAAGCCGCAAGGCCCCCAAAGGGCCTCATTATAGGTCTATGCAGACGCAGCCAACGATCTTATCTGAAACCTGAAACGATTGCCACGCAAGACCATAACAGGCATACGGAATTCGTTTGGACCGATCCGCATTTGTCGCCGGTGGGTTTCTTGCGTGGCAAATGGAACTCAAAAAATGGACAACTTTCCAAGAGACCTTGATCGTGCTTTTGGATGCAACACGGATTTGACTCAAAAAATACGAATACGGTACGAACTGGACAATGGATTTACCGTCGAGTGTGAGACGGATAAAGCTACTGCAATGTCCATCATTCGCACAACCGACGACATTACGAAGGTCCACGAAGGAGAACTTCTGCCTGACGAGGACGTAGTTCTCGTCCTACCAAGTGGAGCAATAACGCGAGTTTTAGGACTGGACACGTGAATGTGCTGGATTGGTGAGAGGCCCAGTGCAGCGTGATGTTCCAATGACCAGATTCTGCTTGTGTCTCGAAGCTAATGAGTTTAGTCACGATGGTACGCCTCCTGGAGAATCCCATGAGCAACGTCAAGTTGAAGTGTCCGAAGTGCGGATCGGATCAATTCGAGTTCCCTGACCGCGATCTCCGCGCTAACGACAAGATCACCTGCGTCAAGTGCGGTCGCGCCGAGACTTACGGTCACCTGGTCGAGGTCTGCGCCGCCCCGCAAGCCATGGAGCTTGCGAAGAAGGAGTTTACGAAAGCGCTCAAGAGCTTCCGTTTGTGAGACGACCTCACGGCAGAGCGATTCGAGTTTTGAGGAGTCGAGGTTCAGCGATATTGTTCCTACCATCCTTCGGGACTCCTACGCAACCGCAGTACTCTACCACAAAAAATTGACAGTCACTTAATACGGAGAACACGTGATGCGTAAAACAATGTCGGACGTAATCGTAGAGACCACGAAAGACGGAATGATCTATGTCTATTCGATAGAGCATGACGAAAACCGTGGGATCGTCATTTCGCCTGAGCAGGTTGACTTTGTGATTGAGTGGCTGAAGCTAGCTCGCGACGAAATCGTTCCGCCTGCTTCTCAATGACGCCGTGTTCGACGGTCCCATCCTTTTTGTAGTGGGTATACCTGCCGTCCGCGTGCATGATTCCGATTCTTCGTCTGACAGATGCCATGGGAAAACCTTTCGTGAAAACCTGAAAACCTTGAACACGTTCCGACCAAAACGGCACCACTCTACCACAAAAAATTGACAGTCACTTAACCTACGAGGATGAAATGAGCGAGAATTGGAAAGTAAACCCAGCAGGACTCGAAAAACTCGCGGCCGACGCGAGAGCGACAACCGATTGCGTCGAGTTGGCAAAGATCGTCGCCAATCTGTGCGACCTCATAGCCAACCGCGAACAGCAAATCCTTGACATGGTTAAGCGGTCCTTACGGCCTTCGCCTTAGCCTTGACGGCCTTCGGCTTGCTCTTCTGCTTTTTCCACCAGCGGAGCATGTCGATGGTGTCGTTGTAGACGGTGCGGCTCATTTGATTGATCATCGAGCCAGGTCGGAGCTTTTTGTATTCGGACATTGTTTTCCTCGTGAAAACCTGACGACAACGTGATGGGATGAAAACCTGAAATCGGAGACGCGCAGTTCACTTCGTCCTTCCGGGTCTGGCCTGGCCAGGCCAAGGGCGTTGCCAAAAGGGAATCTTTGATTCCTGGAACTGCGCGTCTCCTCTTCGGCCGAGTACCTTACCACAAATCAAATTGACAGTCAATATACATTAGCTATAATGCAAGGATGAACGAAATGCAAGGACAGGAACTACGAGACGCCTTCGCCGCCAACGTTCGTGAATGGCGGCGTTTTCGGAATTTGACCCAGGTGGACCTCGCACGGGCTGTCAAAATCGCCCAAGCACATGTTTCCAATATAGAAAATGGAAATACTTTTCCGAGCCCGGAAGTCATTGCTGCTATTGCAGATGCGCTCGGCGTGACACCCGCAGCCCTTCTTAATTCCGAAAGAATTTTGGCAAGCTCGACTTGACGGAATATAGCCGATCTGTATATTTAGCTTTCACGGTCAGGGTTGATCGTGGAAGCACCTCTGGGCCTCGAAAGGATTCAGCCACGAACGCCGGCCAAACCGCGACAAGTCTCCGGTTTCCCGTTCCCCGCTGAACTCCATTCTTCCGGCCGCCTGGTGCTAACCAGTGCGAAAAGTCAGTCCCGCGCGAAGGGCATTGGCGCTGATTCCATTCTTCGCCAGAGGTGCTGTCGCGTCGGTGTCCTTCGCGCGAGACTGACCGAGTGCAAAAGCCATTCGCTGTCTACGAAGCTGCGTGTCGTTCTGCGCGCTTCGTCGAGGTTGCCCCGTGGATACGGCACGCGGTTTCGCCGACGGCGAATGACATGCAGGGAGTTGTTTTTTTGGGTGAATGCAGGCACCGATCGGTCTGGAGCGAACTCACAACAGAATCCAGGAGCGAGTCATGCGAGAAATTGTTGTCGATGGAAAACGTTTTGTTGAAGCGTGCGGCGGAGACATCAAGATCGTCGTGCTCGAACGTGGATTTATCTACGTCGGTCGAGTCGAGGAGTCAGAATCAGAGATAACGATCTTCGGAGCGCGCTCGTTGATCCAGTGGGGCACATCGCAGCACCTTGGAGAACTGGTCAACGGGCCAACGGTAAAAACGAAACTCGGCAGCCCTTGCACTGTTCGATCACGCAAATCGCAGGTAATCCACATGATCGAGGTGAATCAAGATGTCTGGGCAAAACATGTTAACTGACATTCGCTACGGCTACGGCTACGGCTACGGCGACGGCTACGGCTACGGCTACGGCGACGGCAACGGCGACGGCGACGGCAACGGCGACGGC